CCACTCGCAACACGCCGCCGACAAAGCGCCCGCCGCCGACAGAGCGGCCACGGACACGTCGCACGATGTCTCCGAGTGTTTCAGACTGTGCCATGCCGATCTGGATTTGCTGTCGCACTGCGTTAATGGTGGATGTGCGGTGTCTGGTAACCCAATCATCAAACAGTTCGCCGTGGAATGGGTCTTCCCGTAGGATCGTGCGGAAATACTGAACGCCGATGCCGCGCTTCAAGGAAACAGTCACCTCGCCGACGTTGCGCTGAAGTGAATCAGCCGCCCAAATCGCTTGCTGGGCTCCAATCTGCGCCACGCTGGTCTTCAACGCCGCGCTCAGTTCGGGATATTGGGTATCGGCGACCGCCGAAATCTCGTCCAGCAATTTCTGCGTGCGCGCTCGACGATAACGTGCGGCCGACACTGCCGTCGGGTCCGCTCGCGCTATTTCCGCGACGATTGCATCGATCAACCCACGCACGCGCCCGCGCATCTCCTTCGCTACGCCGTTCGATAACCGGCGAAGCGTGACGAGATTGCGTACGGCGTCTTCGATAGGGTCGGACATCAGCCGATGAGGCGCGGTTCGGGCACCTCAAGGTTGGCCAGCGCGACCTCGGCATCGAACTGGTCGGTCAGGATCTCACCCCTCTGCATGATCGCCCACATCTCCGTAAGAGGCAGTCGGCCAGCTTCCACCTGCGCCAGTAGCGCGAGCAACATGGCGGGCTCAATCTCCTGGTTTCGATAGTCTTTATTCACTGAGAGATAAATTTGCTCCTCGCCGATGTAGTCGGCATGAATCGCCAGAGCGTCATTCAGCGCGTCCTCAATCTGGCCCGCCATCACAGCGAGCATGGAGTCGCTGTCGGCCTTGTCGATAGCCTTGGCCTGAGCGGTCTCGGCGGCTCTGGATTCACGCACAAGCATCTGGAGCCCCAGCGCGGCCATGCGGCCTTCAATATCGCGAAGCTCCTGAGCTGATGCCGCCAGCGAATTGCCGGATGCCTCCAGGAGTGTGGCCGACGCGCCGGAATCTTCAAGAAACAGCGCCCGGTTCGCGCCCCATTCAATGCCGCTCAGGCTTGCGCCGGAAATAACCGGCATGGGCGAACCCGCGAACTTGAGAGCGAAACGGTGATCCGAACGGACCTGGTAGTGGTCCACATTCTCATAAGCCAGATCCATAAGCGGCGGCATTGACTCAAAAGCGCCCGTCCGGTTCGCATAGACCGGCACGACCGGGATATACCCAAGCGATGTCTGGCCCTCGTCGACCAGCATCCACTGGCCCCTCTTCTTGTCGCTGACGAACTCGTACTCAGCAAAAGCACCGGGCGTCAGCACTCGGATCGTGTCGACGTAGGAGGTGCCGAACGCGCCATCGGCCACGGCTCGTGCCGCACGATAGACGAACATGGTCAGCACCGGACGCCCATCAATGATCTCGTAGCGCCAATTGATCGCGTCCGTCTTCGGGATGCTTACCCAATATGGCCGCAGTCCCCGAATGCGCTCCTCGGCCCGCGACGCCGGCGCATTCTCGCCGCTGACGCGAGGGTACTCGACCAGAATCCACGAATGCCCATCGACCAGAGCGTCGAGCGCGCTATCCCGTGCGAAGCTGGCAAGCGACCGCCCGGCCAGATCGATGTTCTGCGCGTGATCCCACAGCGCCTCGGATACGCCGTCCTCGAACACCGGATCTTTGCGAAAGATCATACCCGCGAGGCCATGCACCGTTCTCTGCATTGCAGGAAACAGCGTCGCGCGGTTCAGGCGTGCGTCGTATTCGTCATCCTGCTCGGTCGGTCCCTGCGGCAAATACTCGCGGGCCGCCGCACGCATGGTCTTCGTGCCGCCGTAGACATCGCGCACGAAAGAGACGTCGGGCATCTGCGCCGTGTAGGACGCGGACATGAAGTCGGGACTGTTCGGGTCGTTCGCCGCGCCGCCGAAGTCGTAATACCTGGCGCTCTCGGTTTTGATGATTGCGTCCTTGAGACGCGAGGAGATAGGCATTTCAGATTATCCTAAAGTGAGTGGTAGAGACGTTACGGCTTACCAGCGCGTTGAATTCTTCCCAGAGCAGGTAACCGAGTGCGTCGGTGATATGATCGAGTCCGAGCCCCTTGTCGATCTGGCTCGTCCCGTCCTTGTAGGTTTGGCCCTCAAGGGCGCGAATTAGCGTCTGCGCTCGCGGGTGAATCTTGATGCGCGTGCGGCCTTCAGCATTTAGCAGGAGCGCCTGCACGTTGTTCACGCGGTCGACGATAAGCGGTGCCTGGCTTGGCGCCTTCACGACGAAGCCCGCCCGCTTGAGGATTGTAAAATCCGTCTGCCCAACCGGCGCGGAAGTCTTCCTAGCCTTACCCGATGGGTCCGGGCAAACGATGATGCGGCGGTTCGGATACCGGCGCAGAAGCTCGGCCGCGACCTCCTCGGTGTTCGAGCTGGCGATCTCCAAGGCGTCGAGGACGTGGCATTCGTCACCGACACGCACTGCGATGACCGTCGACATCGGGTTCACGTTGAAGTCCTGGCCAACAAGAATCTCGCCGCCAGTATCCGCCACGCCTCCGTCGACATGGAGCTGGCGGTCAAAGTTGGAGTACACGCGGCCCTGTAGCGTTTCAAAAGCCGCCTCGTACTCCTGCCGGAAGATGCGCGGGTCAAGATCACTGCGCGCCGCGTCGATTTCTTCCGGTGGCACGATCCCAGCCTGAGCGGTGGTAAACTGCCACGAGCGCCAGTCGGGGTCGTCGCCCTGTCCGCGCACGAAAACATCATAGGCCCAGTTGAACCCAGCGGGCGTCGATGTGAACAACGCGCGGCCTCGTCGATCCGCCAATGCTGGCCGGAGCACGTCCCATGCGTAGGGGTCGATCCATGCGAACTCGTCGAGCGCGACGAAGTCGAGCCCTGGACCGCGTAGCCGGTCGGGATCGTCTGCGCCCTTGAGGGCGATCGTCGAACCGTTCACGAATTGCATTTCGAGTTGCGATTCATTGGGCGAGCGCGCGAGGTGCGCGTCGGCGACCATGCTCTTGAGCGTCGTCCAGGCAATGTCTCTGGCCATTCGATAGGTCGGCGCAACGTACCAACAGCGGCGCTCCGGTGCCTCGCTGGCGGTCAAGTACAATTCCAAGCACGTCCCGAAGGTTTTGCCAGAGCGTCGCCCAGCGATGACGCATCGGAAACGCGCGGGGTCGCCAAAGATGTCCGCCTGGAGCGGCCGGAGCGCGAATTCCAACTTCACAGTTCGCGGCGCACAACAATGCTTGGGATCCCTTGATGTTCAATCTGACGCGAGTCGCTCCATCCCATGTTCTTGAGCGCGAAGATGGCGCCCGTGGCCTTTGCGCCGGTTTGGAGCTGGCGTTCGTAGCCATTTTCCACATGGAGACGCGCCCTTTTTACGATGTGAGAAAACCCCTCGCGCTTCTCGTAGTCGTAAAACGAACGCCGATCAGCGAAACCAAGCGCCAACGCCAAACCCGTGACCGTCGGGAATTCCTTTCGGTCACGCACTTCGGCGAAGTACGCCTCTGCCTTCTCCTCGAATTCTTCCGGTGTCGCAATGATCGGCGGTCGTCCGTTCTCCACGATCTCTCCGCGTTGAAATGGTGGCGATATAAACGTCGCGTTATAACGTCAAGAGGTCAAAAAAAAACGCCCCCCGATTTGGGAGACGTTTCTTTTCAGCGTCAGGCCGATGGAAATATTTTACGATCACACCGCACGCTGTAGGTGCTTCTCAGTGGCGACCCACTTCTGAGTGCCACCCATTTCTCTCACGATCCACCGCCCATCATGGGCAGTGCCCCATGCGTCGATGTAGGGAGCGATGATCCGGCACGGTTGCCTGAAATTTATGCAGAGGTCACCGACCGCGAACGGCTTGGGCTCGGGAAGATTGAACTCAGGGAGGGTCAAGATCGCTTCCATCGGGAAGGCTCCTGCAAAGGTGGTGGCTGACGGCTAAGCATAGTGCTTACCCACCAGACACGCAAGGGAGCAGTTAATGATTTTGGGGACACCCAGCGAGACACGCCCGGACACGCTGAGACACGCTCGGGACACGGTATCGGGACACGGCCATTGCCCGGATTGGCCTGACTTTTTTCAGCCAACCCCTTGACAAGCAAGCTCTCGGCTTTCGTCTGCCACCTGCCGGAGTGCGATTTGCGCCTCGCGTGTAATCGTCATAGCGTCGCGCTCTCGCTTCGAGATCGTCATGGGGTGGACCCCCAACCGCGCGGCCAATTCCTTCTGGGTGAGACCGTCCCGCTCG